TTTAACTTTAACATCTAAGGAGTAAATCATGTTTAAAAAAGCTCAAGAATTTTTTCTCAAATATAAGTTTGATAAAGATGGTATGGCATCTTTTGAAAACGATTTATTACAATCTGGTAAAGAACAATTTAGAGAGTCAACTGCTATAACAACTGGTTTTGATCCAAAACAAGATTATAAATGAACGAAAAATACTTAAAAGGTTTACATAGTTATTTAGAAATAGAAGATGACTACGATACTTGGGTTAGCTCTATATCTAATAATGACGAGTATTTAAAAGGTTTACATAAATACTTAGAAATAGAAGACGACTATGACGTTTGGAACTCTAGTGTTTTTGGTAGTGAACCTGTGTCAACCGAAATAGAAGAAGTTGAAATACCAGTTGAAGAAACTCAAAAACCTGTAGAAGAAGTTAAAACTATTGATCAATTAATTATTGAACCTAAAGTAAGCGAGCTTAAGTCTGATCAAACTTTTGTTGATGTTCCTGTTTTAGATCAACAAATAAAAATAGATGAAACACTTTTTCCAAAAGAAAAAAAGAAAATAGTGTTAGAAGAGGAAAATGTTTCTGATGAAAATAGAGTTTATGAAAAAGATATTTTATACATAGATAAAAAATCACCAATAACTCCTGAAATAAGACAAACTGATAGGGGCAATTTTTACTTAAAACAAGGTGGTAAAAATTATAAAGTAATTAGAACTGATAATAAAGATTTAATAAACTTTGATCCACTACAAGGTAGAGAAGTAGTTGATATGCCAGAAACTACAAAAGAAATAGTTCAAAGTGATTTATTAAAAAACGAAAGAATAAATCAAGCTATAGAGCAAGATACTGATTATGGCAAAGAACCAGCTTGGAAACAACTAGGCTATGACAATGCTAATGAATATTACAAGTATATAGCTGATGAAGATGAAGGATCTAAAGTAGCTTATAAAGGTTTAGCACCTATAGGTTACATGTTAGATAAAGAAGCTAGAATAACTAGAACTATAGCTAGAATTGGTAAAGGTTTTAAAAATGCAGGAGATTTAGTAGAATTAAATAAACAAAACTTGTTAGCTTACTTTATGGGTATACCAGAAGGTGAAGCAAGAGAAGCTTACTTAGATGTTTTTAGAAATAGAAAAAAAGCTACTGACAAACCTATGGATGATGTCATAGATTCTATTAGTGAGTTCGTTTGGGATAGAGATTACACTATAGTTGAAGCTATAGAAAAAGGTGATGTTGCAGATGCTGCTGATATGGTCATTGGCGGAGTACTTGAAAGCTCTCCTTATATGCTTTTAGCTATGACAGGTTGGGGTGGTATAGCCGCTATTGGAGCTAGTGCAACTGGTAGTAAATTTGACGAATTAGAAGATGATGAAGAAAATAGAGATGAAGCTTTAAGTACTATAACCTTAAACTCTATTGGTAGCGGAGCTTTAGAAGCTACATTTGAATTAGTAACAAGAGGTTTATGGAGAAAAGCTAGAGGTTTACTTAGAGGCGGCAATAAAGAAGCAGCTGAAGAATTAGTTAAAAGTTACGGTAAAAGATTATTAGAGAGATTAGCTTTAGAACCTACAGCTGAAGGCGTTTCAGAAGCTGCTACAGAGTTTAGTACAGATTTATTGGATTTTTTAACTTTAGATAAATTTGATAATGTAAGCTTTTCAAAATGGTTTAATGCAAGATGGAGAAGTTGGGTTGATGCTGGTATTATAGGTCTTGGTAGTGGTGAACTTATATCTAATACTGGTAGATTAACTAGCGATAAAGAGTCTATAAGAAATGCAGCTGAAACTGTTTTAACACCTGAATCAGATAAAAAAGTAATAAATGATGCTGCGTTAAAAATAAACGAACTTAATAAAGAGTTAAAAAAAGCTTATGATAAAGAGTCTATTAGAACTATAGAAGTTGAAATACTAAAAGAAGAAGCTAAAATAATAAATACTAAAAAGAAAGTTTCTGAAGAGCTTAATTTAATGAATGAAGATGAACTTAAGTTATATGCTAAAAATAAAGATCAAATAAATACTTATAAATCTAGACTCAAATCTAAAATAAACATACCTTTTGTAGAAAAGAAAACTAAAGAAGAAATAGAAAAATTAGAAATAGAAAATGAAAAATTTATAAGAGAAGCTGTTGATAGAAGGTTAGATGAAAATATAAAAACTGTAGGTGTAGAAGACTTAGGTAGGACTGTAAACGATTATAATTCAAAAGAAGAATATCAAAAAGCATACGACAATACTGAACAAGGAAAGAAAAACTCTATGAACGTTACTAGTTCTGATGGTTTTATAAGTGAAGACGGAGATATATATGTTAATAGAGAAGTTGCACAAAAAGTTAGAAATGTAAATGTAGCTGCCCATGAGTTATTGCATGGTATACTAAACAATAATATAAAAGAACCTGGTCAATTAAAAAAGCTTGTAAACGAATTTAAAGCTATATTACCAAGAGATGTAGCTAATCGTATACAAAAAAGAATAGACGACAATTATAGATTTACTACAGACGAACAAGGTAATAGAGTTGAAAGATCTGAGTCTGACTATATGGAGGAATACTTTACAGCATTTGCAGATCTAATAGGTAATAGACAAATAAAATTCAATGAAAATATATTTACTAAAATAGGTGAAAAAATAACACCTATATTTAAAGGTAAAGGATATGGTCACATAAAGTTTGAAACAGGTAAAGATGTATATAACTTTATTAAAGATTATCAAAAGCAAATAGCTAAGGGTGAATTAAAACCTGAAACTATAGAAGCTGCTAGAAAAGTAGCAGAGCAAGATATAGATACTAAGTTTTCTAAAACAGACGAGCAAACAATAAATAACTTTACTAAAAAAGACGGTAAACCTATGAGTCAGATAGAGTGGATTGAGTTTACTGGCGAGATGAATGATAAAGGAGAACTTGTAAATCAAGTTAAAATAGCTAATGCTTTTGAAGGTGCTATTAATGCTAAAATAAAAGGAACTGATAAAGAAGTTCAAAATTATTTTGGTAGAAATAGAAACAATGTGATTGAAGATTTTAAAGAAATATTAGAGAAAAGAGGTTTTTTTGACTCAAAAATAGAACAATTTAATCCAGAGATTAATGATAATTTTTCTGGATATATGGCTGGTATAATAAATAACGCTTATAAAACTTTATTAGATCAAAATACTAAAAGAATTAAAACAGTACCTACAAGTAAAAAAATAGGTGGTGAAGATTCTAAAGTGACTATAGCTGAAACTTTAGTGTCAGACGAAATTAGCCCTGAAGAGTACGCTGACATGCAACTTGCTAAAGAAAAGTTAGAAAAAATTGAACCTCAACAGTCTAGATTAGTAGAAAAATTAAATTTAACTAAAAACGAAGTTAATCTTGCTAAAAGAGATATAATAGGTTTTTTAAGAAAACCTGATAGACCTGCTATGACAGATCCTAAAAAGTTTTTTAAAGCTTTTGTAGATTATACTACTGGTTCAGGCGTTCAACCAGGTGGATTTGCTAAAGTAATATATGATAAATTAAGTTTACCTAAAGATGGTAGATTATCAACTAAAAATAGAAAAGCGTTTATTAAAGATATAGCAGAAGATTTAATAGCTTTAAATAAAGTAGATCCAGCTGTTATGAGAAGATCTAATTGGAAAGGTTTATTTTATGATGTAGAAATTGAAAATATGAGCCCTACTCAAACACAAAAAGCTATTGATGAAGGTCGTGTTCCATCTACTACTAATTTAAAATCTGGTTTAGATTTATTTAAAACTTTAGATCCTTCAGTTGATCAAGTTGTAGATTACTTAATGAAAATAAGACCAGACGTTTTTAAAAGAAAAATGCCTAAGTTTTTAGGAGAGGTTATAGTTAAAAACGAATTTAACGAAATATTAGAAAACCCAATTCAACCTATCTACGACGCTAAAGGAAATAAAACTGATAATACTATAGATTTATCAAAAAGTATAACAGAAGAAGAAGTAGTAAGAGGAGCTCCTAAAGTTGTAGAAAAAATAGCTAGACCTAAAGGTGTTAAGTTTAGTTTAACAACTAAAAAAGATTTAAACTGGAAAACAGATGAAGCTGGTAATATGACAACTAGCTTTAAAGTTAACAATAAGAAATATAATATTGAACTATACCCTGTAGATAATAAAGGAGATTATAGATTAAACTTTAATTTAGAAAATAAAGATGGTACTACAAGAGAAATAACTGCAACTGGAGACAGCTTTAAAGTTTTTAGTATAGTTTATAATGGAGTAGTTGAAGAAATAGAATCTAATCTTAAAATAAAAAGCTTTCAATTTGAAGCAGATAAGTCAGAGCCAACAAGAGTTAAGTTATATACTACACTCATGAATAGATTGGCAGATAGATTAGGTTGGGAAAGTGACATATATGAAACAACTGATTGGGACGGTGGCGGAAGTTTTGATTTTGAACTTGTAAAACCTAAAATTGCTGAAAAAACAAAAAAAGAACCTGGTGTTAAGTTTAGTGTAAGCGCAGGTGATTTAAAAAAAGCTGCTAATTATACTATAGCTCTAGATAAAAAAGGTAAACCTGTATTTAGAATGTCAAATATACTTAAAACTAGAGCTGAAAAAATGTCTGATTGGATTAAAAATTTTGTATATAAAAATCCTAAAGATAAAGGTAACGCTTATAGAACTAGAAATTTAAATCAAAAACTTCCTACTAATATAGCTTTTGAAAAAGGAGAAACCGTTAGAGATGGTATAGTAAGAATAACAAATAAATTTACAAAAGAAAATCCATCATTTTACAAAGCTATAAAAGAATCTACAACTGCAGGTGTTGAAAGAGGATTACTTTCTACTAAAGTTATTTTTGACAAACTTATTAATCCAGTAGGCAATGTTAAACAAAAAGGAAAAAGATATCCATATACTAAAGTTGGAGGATTAGCTAACCCTAAATTTGTAGAATCTATAGGTGATGCTGATTATGTAAGTAAGCAAGAGCAACAAGTTGATGATTTTGTAGAATTTTTTGAAAAAATAGAAAAGTATTTAGCTGAAAATCCAAAAGACGCTTGGTATTTTGATGCTTTAGTAAAAGACGCTCAAGATAATCAAAATTCTGTTTTTAGATATTCTTCACCTGTTTTATTTATGTATATTGATAGTAAAGGTAATTTTGTTTTAAACGAACCTTTAAGAGAAGAACACTCTTCACCTCAAAATAATATAGGAACTATGCTTCTTGACGCTGCTATAAAAGGTAATGTTAGTAAATTAAAACCTGTTATTAAGGCTATGTTAATGCAAGGTGGTTTAACAAGAGTAGATGATAAAAAACTTGATGTAGATTTTAAATCCACAATGCCTGATTTCTTTTGGGAAGAAATACTTCCTAAAATACTAAATGGAAAAGTTAAAGTAGAATCTGGTATAGCTGCTGTTATCCGTATGACTGAAGCTGGTGTGAACATGGATAATTATAAATATATTCCAGCTAATAAAACATTTAGTGAATATTTATTTGGTTCTAATGGAATACCTCAAGCAGATCAAGCTAGACTTACCAGAGACTATTTAAGTGGTAAAATAACTTTAAACAAATCTAGAAAAATTGGAAAAGATTTAGCTAAACAATATGCTAAAACTAAAAACCAAAAACAAAAAGCTATAAATGTTACTGTAAAAGAGTTGAATAATAATGTAGCTAAGTTTGACAAAACAATGTCATCAGAAGATGTAATTGGTTATGCTAAAACACTTGACAATGCTTTAGCTAACGCTAGAAAACTAGATGCGCCAATTAAAAAAATTAGGGTATTTGATTTTGACGATACATTAGCTAGAACAAAAAGTATAGTATTTTATACTAAACTAGATGGAACTGAAGGTCGACTTACAGCTGAACAGTTTGCAGAAAAAGGAGCTGACTTAGTAGCTGAAGGAGCTGTTATGGATTTTAGTGATTTTAATATTGTAAGGGAAGGCAAGCGTGGTCCACTATTTGATGTGGCTAAAAAGATTAGAGATGCTAGAGGTAATGAAGATTTATTTGTACTCACTGCTCGCGCACCTGAATCAGCTGATGCTATATATGAATTTTTAAAATCTGAAGGATTAGAATTTAAAAGAGAAAATATAGTTGGTTTAGGTAACTCTACTGGCGCTGCTAAAGCTAACTGGATAGTAGATAAAGCAGCTGATGGTTATAACGACTTTTACTTTGCAGACGATTCTTACGTTAATGTACAAGCTGTTCAAGATGCATTAGATCAAATAGATGTTAAATCTAAAGTACAACAAGCTAAAGTTAAGTTTAGTAAATCTATAAACGAAGATTTTAATAAAATTATAGAACAAAAGACTGGTATTGCATCGGAGAAAAGATATTCAAAAGCAAAAGCTAAAGTACGTGGAGCAAATAAAGGTAATAAAAAATTCTTTATACCTTATTCAGCTGAAGATTTTATGGGATTAGTATACCCACTATTAAGTAAAGGTAAACTAGGTGATAGCCAAATGGCTTGGTTTAAAGAACATTTATTAGATCCATATGGTAGAGCTATAGAAAACTTATCATCTGATCGTATACAAATGATGCAAGATTTTAAACAACTTAAAAAATCTTTAGAAGTACCAAAAGATCTTAGAAAAACAAATGATAGTGGTTTTACTAACGAGCAAGCAGTTAGGGTTTATCTATTTAATAAAATGGGTTATGAAGTACCTGGTTTATCTAAAACTGATTTATCTGAACTTGTAGACATTGTAAACTCCGATGGTAAACTAAAAGCATTTGCTGATCAAATATTATCTGTAACTAAAGGTGATGGTTATGTAAAACCATCTCAAGAGTGGTTAGCTGGTACTATAACAACTGATCTTATAGATTTACTAAATACTACTAAACGTAGAAAATATTTAGAACAATCAGGTTATTTAGATAATGCCAATGAAATATTTAGCACTGAAAATTTAAACAAGCTTGAAGCAGCTTATGGAGCTAAATATAGAGAAGCTGTAGAAAATACTTTATCTAGGATGAAGTCAGGTAAAAATAGGATGTTTAGCGGTAATAGACTCAGTAACAGAGTATTAGATTATATAAATGGTTCTATTGGTACTATTATGTTCTTTAATACTAGATCAGCAGTATTACAAACTATATCAGCTGTAAACTTTTTAAATTGGAGTTTTAATAATCCATACAAAGCTGGTAAAGCATTTGCTAATCAACCTCAATATTGGAAAGATTTTAAAACATTAATGAACTCAGATTACTTAACTGATAGACGTAATGGATTAAAACTTAATATATCTGAAAACGAAATAGCTAATGCAGCTGCTACTGCTAAAAATAAAGCAAGAGGCGCAATGAATTATATACTGCAAAAAGGTTATTTACCTACACAGTTTGCAGATAGTTTTGCAATAGCTTCAGGTGGAGCTACGTTTTATAGAAATAGAATTAATGATCTTGTTAAACAAGGTGTAGAATTAAAGCAAGCTGAAAAACAAGCTTTATCAGAGTGGAAAGAAACAGCTGAAATATCCCAGCAGTCTTCTGATCCTAGTAAAATATCTCAACAACAAGCTAGTGATTTAGGTAGAGTTATATTAGCATTTGCTAATACTCCAATGCAGTATGCTAGAATACAGAAAAGAGCTTTACAAGATCTTGTAAATAAAAGAGGTGATGCTAAAACACACGTTAGTAAAATTATATACTATGGTGTTGTACAAAACTTAATATTCAACGCGCTACAACAAGCTTTATTTGCTATAGGATTTGGTGATGATGAAGACGATGAAAATGAAAAGAAATATTTGAAAGTAGCTAATGGCATGTTAGATTCTACATTAAGAGGTTTAGGTATTGCAGGTGCAACTGTAGCTGTTATTAAAAACTTTTTAATGGATATATACGAAAGATCTGATAGACCAAGACCTGAATATGTAGATGCTGTATATAAACTATTACAATTATCACCACCTATAAGTTCTAAAATATCTAAAATAAGACAAGCTGCATATCAGTTTGATAGCAAGAAACGTAGACAAGAAATATTTGATAAAGGATTTAGTTTAGATAATCCAGCTTACGAAGCTGCAGCTAAAGTAATATCTGCTACAACTAACTTACCTTTAGATAGGGTTTTAAATAAGGTAAACAATATAGAAGCTGCGCTAAGTGAAGATGCTGAAACTTGGCAAATAATAGCTATGTTAGCTGGTTGGCCTGAATGGCAAATAATGGCTAAAGAAAAGAAAAAAGAAGAATTACCAAAGTTTGAAGGAGCTAAAGTAAAAACTCCAACTAAAACAAAAACATATACTAAACTTAAAAGAACTAAATTACAAAAACAAACTATGTAATAAGGAACAATAAATACTGGGCACCATACCCAAAAGTTCCTGTAACCCAAGGGAGATCGTAAGGTCTCCCTTTTTTATTAGCAATTACTTAACTTTATCTTAAGGAAGTATATTACTAATGCTGTAATATATTGTGTATGAAGAAATTACTAATTGCTTTGTTGTTACTAGGTAGTTGCACTAAGCCAGAACCAATAGAAATAATTACTAACGATTTAACAGGTAGAATATATAATGATACTACGTTAACCGCAGACAGAGACTGGATGCTACGTGGACGAGTAAGTATAATGCCGGGTTACACGTTAACCATAGAACCTGGGACAGTAATTAAAGGTAGATCAGGTACTGGTGCAAATGCAAGCTGTTTAATAATAACTAATGGAGCTAAAATAAATGCAGTTGGTACACCACAACAACCTATTATATTTACAGCTGATGGAGATGTTCCACCATCTGTAAGAGGTTTATGGGGTGGACTTATTATTTTAGGTGATGCAATTGGTAGTTTTCCAGGTGGAGTAGATCGCGTGCAAATAGAAGGTATACCAGCTAATGATACAGTGGGTTTATACGGAGGTAATAATCCTCATCACGATGCAGGTATATTAAGTTACGTATCTATAAGACATGGAGGATCTGATATAGGAGAAGGAAATGAAATTAATGCTTTAACATTAGGTTGTGTTGGTGACGGAACAATAGTCAACAATATAGAAATAATGGATAATGCAGACGATGGCATTGAGTTATTTGGAGGAAGCGTAAATGTAGAGAATTTATTAGTATGGGGATGTGCAGATGATTTTGTAGATGTAGATCAAGGGTATGCAGGCAATATTAACAATATACTGCTTATACCTGATTACGTTACTAATAATGTTTTAGAGTTAGACGGAGGTGAAGGATCTTATAATCCTATGTTTAGTATAACAAACTGCAAAATAGAGTATCACGAGAATAATCGCATGCATTTTAGAGGCGGAGCAAATGGTAATGTTACATACACAGGTGATGTAAACATTGTAGCAGAACCTGGTACTAACGTAGTAATTGATACGTTAGCAGTTATAAACGAAAGTGTATTTGATTGGACATATTACAAAAATTATTAATATATCTTTGTGGAGGTATAGAATTTAGTTACGTACTTATATTGTACAGGCATTATTTAAAAATGAGAAGAGGTGACTACGATAAGTAATCACCTCTTTTTTTTATTTAAGTTATTTCACAAGCGCCACCAGCACAAGCAAGCTCGCCAGAAAGATCTGTTTCATCTTCACCTTCATATATGTTAGATAAATCTATTTCAGTTAATGACTTCATCATCATATCATATTTAACTTTGCTTATATCTTCAAATGGTGCTTGAGTATAAGTACCACCATCGTAAGGTAGGACAGACAATCCATTATAGTATTCCCTATTGTCCCACATCCAATTACCTGCATATTTCCACTCATCTTGTTTTAAGCTCACTGTAGCAGATACATTATGTGTATTAGATCCTTTTCTATGACCTGGTTTAACCCACTCTGTAGCTACCTTTTTTATACGTTTAAGTAAGTCAAATGGTGATTCATCTCTAAGTATAGAACCTTCAGGTGCTTTCTGTGGTATACTAATCACAGCAGTATCATGAGGTCTAAAATAATCATCTTCAATTAATTCAGGATGGAATTTATGTAAGTATTTATACATACTTTCGTTTTTTCCTACTCTAATCCTACGGATATAATAATCGTTATGCCATGCGTGAATACCCGATGAAGTTCCTAATGCCAGAGATGTCGTCCCTGCAGGCTTTACGGTTGTACATCGTGCTGCTGGATTAATTCCAATCAGCTTCGCGACTCTTGCGTTTTCTCTTTTGACTGCACTTGCGGCTTTCTTCATGTCGTATCCTAACACCGTACCCGAGCCTATCCCAGTCATCGAGACGCCTATTAAAGCGTCTTTCTCTGTTGTTTCTCTCCATATGTCTCTTAAATAATGAAAATCTGTGTATCCAGCTTGTAATGTGCCTATAAACGCTGCATGTTTAACTCTAGTTACAAAATCTTCTTGTGATTCAATATCACTAGCGTTTACTTCACACAAGTTACAAAACTGATATGGTCGTAAAGCTATTTCACAGCAAGGATTTGTACCCCAGTCTTTATCATTATTAAAATAAATACCTGGTTCACCTGCTCCTGAAAGCTCTACACGTTTCCAAAGATCCATAAAAAACTCTTTAGTAATTTTATGTCTCATAAGTACAGCTGAGTTATTAGCACGACCTCGTTGTGGTGCTTCTTCCCACCAATGTCCTGACTTAGCACCAATCATAGCGTCGTCATCTGCTGAGAACAGACTGATTAAGGCTGCTCGTCGTATCCCACCAGCTAAAACTGCGTCTGCTATATGGCAAACAATATCGTGTGTTTCTAATGTTGTAAGCTGATCGCCATCTTCTTTGTTGTCTAATATTCCTGTTATTTTTACAATACATTCTTTTAATGGTTGAGGACCTGGAGCTTTACCACCTGATGTAACTAGTAAAGCACCTTTAGCTCTTATATCTGAATAATCAAATATAACTTTACTAGATCTTCTATCACCCATGTAAGACTTCATTAAAACTTTAATTGCGTCTGCCCAACCTTCAATACTATCACCAATTAAAAACCTTCTAGTTCTTTTTGTATATGGTTTATTTATTGGAGGTAATTGGTTTACGTGGTGGTGCTGAACTGAATAACCTACGCCAGTTCCACCTAAAAGCAGAAACATAATTTCATGAAATGAATCGGGATGGTCAAGCGGTAGGTACGCACAATTGTAAACGCGGTTTGGAGAGATCTCAATCGGTTTGCCACCGAACTGTAGGCTCCTCATACTTGGTAATACTCTTTTGCTATACACACTCTTGTATACTTCTTCTATCTGCTCTGCTAGCTCAGGATACTTTTTGATATGCATGTTCTTATTTCTTGTAACAAGCTCTTCCCATGTTTCTCTTCGGTTATTATCTGGTAAGTACTTAGCGTACTTCATGTAAACGGTTATATCACTTAGTATCTTGTTTGACAGCTCCATCTTTTTCCTCTTCTTTATTAGTTAAACTTTCTTTTAGTTGCTCTATAGCTTCATCATAACCTGGCATAAGCTTTAAAGCTTCTAATGTACCTACACTTAACTCTCGTAAGTGTGTTGTTTCATTTATTAAATGTTGTAAGATCCTGCCAATAGACTCAATCTTATTTTTCATATCAAGTAAAGTACTTTCTTTCATACTCTATAAGTTCTTTATATTTTAAATATCCTTTGGTTTCAATACTCCACTTAATAAACTTTTCAAGTTGCCTTTCAGCATACTTACGTCTAGCTAAGTCTTTCTTTTCCCAAGTATTAAGCTCACGATTTCGTCGCATTCTTTTTGATTTTGTGGTTTATATAGTGTAACGTTAGGGAGATTCTTCGATATGTATCTTTTAAAGAGCTTCCAACGGATCGGAAAAGATTCATTAGGTCTTCCTTTGCACTCAATGATAAATCCCCTTCCAACAAAGTCTGGTGTATACGTAATAGCTCTAATTTGTTTTCCGCCTCTCTCTTTAAATTCTCCTTTTGAGTTTGCTTGTCTTTCATATGATTTATTTTTAAAGGAAAAAGAAGGGACAAGCTCGAAAGTTTGTCCCTCATAATTAGCTCTGATCTTAGCTTCTTTTAAAGCTACGTACATATACTTTTCTAACCCTGATTGAAACGTTATACCGTCATGTACTACTTTTTTAGCTCGTACAGGACCACGTTTACGACGCGATGTCCGAGACATAGTAAGGTAAACCAGTTACATTTTCGCCATAGACTTTGTCTTTAGCTTCAGCAAGCTCTTCACGTGCTGCTTGAATATAAAGTATTGCATCCATTAATTCTTCTTGTACATCATTTAAATAAGCACTAAGATCTTTAACACCTGTCTTACGTTCAGTGTCTAATGTTTGTTTATACTTTTTAAATCCTACGTCAGATCGTTCTACAAACTTATCGCACACGCGTTCTACTACAGGATCTCTAAATGTTATTTCTTTCTTAGTCATTTTTAACGAATGTTCCATTAACCATTTTACCTTTACGACTTTTAATCTCTGCATAAGCAGCGTCTATACAAGCTTCAATAGTTGTACCACCTAAATGAGCTAAGTTAGTTAATACAACAACCATGTCGCCTATAGCATCAACAAACTCTTCATTATCATTTTTAAGTACAGCTCTACCTAATTCACCAGCTTCTTCCATTAACTTACAGAACTGGGTTTTAGTATCGCCTTTGTCATATAAGCCTCTTTGATCTGCCCACGTTCTTATAAGATCAAATCTATTTTCAGTATGTAGTTCTGTTTTACTATGCACAGTCTTACCATTTGTAGGCATTTTAACTCTTTCAGCTAATTGCTGTATGTAATCGTTATATTCGTCTTTTACTTTAGTAGATATTTTTTCTACATCTTCTAAGAACTCTTTTTTAAATGCTTTATTATATATGTATGTTCTATCTTTGTTATACATAGATGTTGTCGCATTGTCTACAATCCATTTAACTGTATCTTTAGTTAATTCAAACGTTCCATGTATTGTTTCCCACTTTCTACCTATTTCATCCATTAGTCTACCTTTTAGTTTGTTTAATGGAACTGGAAATGTACTAGTCTGCTCTGTTGCGTTTATTTTCATTTTAAATAATTGTTTATAAGGTTTGTGGTCTACGCGATAGCCATAAGACTTTTGAAGTTCTAACTCGCGGCTCGATATATAATCGATGTCTGTGCTTTGATCTAGAACTTCGTATTCGTCTGGGCTATAGCCCTGTTGTTGTGTAACTCTATTATTAAGATTACGTGTTACGCCGATCTTTTTACCCGGAATATGATATAAATAATACATACTTTAAAATTTATAAATAATACCAAAAGTGATTATAGAAAATCCTCCTATAATAGTAAATTCAGATGGAGATATTTTCCAAGGTGTTCCATTATCTCTAAAAGGTTTTAATCCTCTAGTTCTCATAGCAACATTACCTGCTATTACAAATAATGAACCTCCTGCTATAGTTAAAAACTTTTCATTTAATAATATAGACTCTTTATGGTATTTCTTTTTTGGTTTATATTGTGCTTGTAAGTTTAAGCAACAACACATTAATATAACTATTAATATCTTACCCATAATGATCAGCTTTACGTTGCGCGAGATTAGTAGGTTTTAAATATTTACCTAAATCCCTTTCATACAAATGTAAGTTATGTGCAAAATGGAAGTATGATCCGATCTCATACCCTGTCTCTGATGCTACTAATTCCTGCAGTTGACTGAAACAGTATTGATCGTTACAGAAACCGTACCAGAGATCGTTAGATCGCATCGTAACGCACATATTAAGATAATCATTTACAATTGTAAACTGTATTGCATATGTGCATGGTGTATCTCTATTATACAATGGATGTTCTTTACCATCATAAATAGATATTGTAGCTTGTCTAGTATCTTTGTCAGATTTTAATTTATCTATAACATAGTCAAGTTGATACATCCTATTCCACTGCCAACCATAATTAGAGTTAACATTGCCATGATCATCTGCCATATGTTTCCATATTTCAGGTACTTTGCCATATAGCTCACCTAGCTTTTTTATATTACGATCGCCTGATAAATACCACTCCCACTCTGCAAATGCATAGTCTTGTCTGAATTTACGCCAGTCATGAGTTATATTACGTTCGTATGGTTTAGCCATTTCAAATCCTATATTAAACAAAGCTTTTGTGCCTGCAAAGTCAGTACCATAATGCTCTATGCATTGATACCAATATTCAAATGCTTCATTAGCATTTCTAAATTTATTTGAAAACGTTTTTGTCATAATAAAATTTATATAATTCTAAGACTTTATCCCATAGTTCACTTGGGCCATATGTCTTAGGACTACGTTGTTTTCTACCGTTTGCCTGAACTTCTATCCAACAGTTTTTGTTTTCAAAACCTGGTGAACAAGGCACGGCGTATATTTTAATACCATGGTTAACACACCATACATAAGCCTCTCTATTTGACTTACTCCAAAATGGTGCTTTCCACTCAACTTTCTTTTTTATTCCCATGGCATTTTCTCCTCTAATCCCGGCATGAGATGAGGAACAAAGCAACCTGATTTAGGTTCCCAAGTAAAGAAAGCTTCAGCTCCGTTCTCTCCTAAGTTTTGGAACTTAACTTTGAGAACTTTGACTTTAGTTGTTTTAGCGTCGTAATCACGGTGTACGAGTAAACCATGGTAAGATGCATCGTACCATTCGCCACCGCCTTTAATGTTATACATTGTAGGCTCTTCAATTTGTCCATCGCTATTTTTATACATTTTTGTAGGGTGAGCTACTATAAATACTAATACATCATATTTTTTTGCAAACGTTTCGATCTTAGTTAGATATTCCATTGTATATCTATTAACATCTTCGGTTGTGCAATCAACGTCTCTAACTTTATTAAATGGATCAATAACTAAACATTTAATACCTTTACGCTTTACAAGCTCTGCACCTTTACGCAGTACAGATTCAAGCGTGTATCTTTCCATATCAATAAAGAAAAAGTTATCGTTAACGTGTGTTGCTACTTCTGTCCACTTGTGACCGCCTATATGATTTTTATTAGGCATATCACCCCACACTTTACGCATTAACTTATGTGCATGTAAATATGTAGGAGCATTTTCAGGTGAAGCAAATGCAGTTTTCCAACCATACTCCTTATTATAACCTACAACCATTTGGTCTACAAAGTCAGACTTACCTGAACTAGGTATACCAGTTACTGTTATAAATTGTCCTGTGTATGTAGAAAATATATTATCAAAGTTATTTAAACCTATTTGATAACCACGTTTAAAACCATTACGAACAAAGTCTGTAACTTCATCTTCAATATCTCTAAACGTTGTTACGTTTTCTAAAGGTACAGGTTTTGCGTTTGTTATACGTGACAATAGCTCTTTAGCTGAGTACTTTAATAAGTATTCATTAGCATCTTTGCAATCATCAAACGTAGCTAAGAAACAAGTCTCTGCACCTAACCTACGTATTAGCTCAGCTTGTAATGCTTGACCTGGTGGATCATTATCAACTGCAATAATTATTTTTTCTTTGTCTTCAAAGTAATCTATACAATTGTCTAAATAATCTAAGTTATTGCTATTTAATGTAGCACCGTTAGGTACTGATATAGCGTTTGATATACCAGCTTCACGTAAAGCTAATACATCCATTTCGCCTTCAACAATAATGCAGTCTTTATGACCTACAATACTGTCTATATTATAAAATACTTTTTCAGCACCTTTGTATAACTTAAAGTTTTTACGCGCATCACGATATTTAATATTAGTTAACTCACCGCCAACATAATAATTAAACTGAATAGTATTCTCGGCCTTGCCGGTTTGAGGCATATACTCTTTACCAACTGTAACTTTTAAATCATCTAATGTTGATGCTGAGATTCCTCTAGTTTTAAACCACTCTAGCGTTTTATCACCTACGTTCTTAACCTTTTGTATTTCAGGTTTTACATAATCACGTTCAGCTTTACCTTTACGTTTATATGTATGTAGTTGAAAAGTGCTATCACAGTTATGACAAGTACCAAGACCACGTTCCCAATCATAGCTAG